GTACTGCTCGCGCTCGCGGGTGCCCGTCCCGCCGGAGGCCAGTGTGGCCTCCGCGGCGGTGTCCTGGTCCGGCGGCACGTACCCGACCATGATGTACTCCGGCAGCGAGTCGTCCCCGACCTCCGGGCCGTCGCGGATCTCCCCGTCATTCAGCTTGATCGTGCGCAGCACCAGGACCAGGTTCGCCATGACCAGCGGCGCGGTGAACCCCGGGCCGCCGCTCATGAGGCCGGCACCATGTCGCCCTCCAGCAGCTCCAGCACCCGCCGGGGGATCGAGAACGTGAAACCCATGGTGGAGGAGAAAACTTCCTCGTTCTGCAGCACCGCCGGCGGGTTGGAGCCCCGCTGGGTCTGCCACAGGTGGCGGAGCTGTTCCTTGGCGGCCTGCTCCCACCGCTCCGCGATCTCCGCCCGCCCGTACAGGCTGGTGACATCCCAGGGCCCCCACCAGAACGGCATCATCGACGGCTGGTAGACCAGGCCCGCCACACCCTCCACCGCCAGCAGCCCCGGCGTGGCCACGTTGTCCCACACCGGCCCGCCGGCCCACACCGACGCGACCTTCTGCACCTGCAGCACCGGGCGGCGGGGCAGCACCAGCCGCGCCGGGTAGCCTGCCATCTCCACCTGGTCGGTGAACGCCCGCGGCACCACCGGGCCGATCTTGTCCTCCACCACCTCGGTGGAGGCCATCATGAACCGGGTCAGCTCGCTGTCATCGGTGGTGCGGTCCCGGGACATGTTCAGGTGGTCCTTGGCGTCCTCCAGGCTGATGATCGACGCGTACCGGCGGACGTTGACGAAGTTCGGCGGCGGCGCCGTGCCCGGCCCGGTGGTCAGCCACGCGAACTGGTGCAGCCCCGGGACGGTCAGCGTGTAGTCGTACTTGGCCGTGTAGTCGCGGCCGGACTGCACCCACGCCCCGATCACCGGGGGCGGGGTGACCACGGTCTGGTCCGGCTTGGTGATCGTCAGCGCCACGGTCAGCGGCGCGGTGTCCAGGTCCCGCACGGTGATGGAGGTCTCATACACCTGCCCGACGCACAGCACTAGGGCCTCCCGGTTGTGGTCGCCTGCTTCGCCCCGGCCCCGGCGGTTACCGCCTGCTCCGCGCCGTCCCCGGCGGTGATGACCGCCACGCCGGCCCCGCCCGCTGTGGTCGCCTCACCGAACACGGCCGGGACCACGGCGTGCACTACCGGGCCCGGCGCCGCGGCGGCGGCGGCGGCGGGCGGCGTGGCCAGCAGCACCGCCTTGACCGTGCCCGGGTTCGCCGCGGCGGCCAGGGCCAGGGCCGCGGCCGGGAACACCAGCCGGGCTGCCTGCCCGGTCGCCGGCGGGGCGATGGCCAGCGCCGCCGCGGCGGGCGCGGGCACGTTGGACGACTGGATGAACGTCACCGCAGGCGCGGACGCCACGCCGCCCGCCGCAGGCGGGAACACCTGCACCGACGGGACCACGGAGATCGTGGGGTTCACCGCCCCGGCCAGGGCCGTGGGCGCGGCCGGGTGCTGCGCGGACACCGCCGTGGGCGCCGGGGCCGGTGCTGCTGCGACGGCAGCGGCAGCCGCGGGGCTCACCCCGATGGCCACCACGGGCGCGGGCGCCGTCGCGCTGCCAGCCACAGCGGGCGCGGGCACTGCCGCGGCGCTGACCACGGCGGGCGCGCTGGCCGCAGCCGCCGCTGCCGCTGCCCCGGCCGCCGGGAGGACGGCCGAGCTGACCGACGGGCCGGGCGCGCTGGCGAGCGCGGCCACCGCCGGGGCGTTCACGGTCGTGGACGACGATGTGTTGACCGCCGGGTTGGCCGCCCCCGCCAGGCCCGTGGGCACGCTCGCGGTCACGCCGGCCGCGATCACCGGGCCGGGCGCTGCGGCCTGGGCCGCCACCGCCGGGGCGTTGACCGTGGCGGCGGCGCTGGTGGTCACCGCCGGGTTAGCGGCCCCGGCCAGGCCCGTGGGCACCGGGGCGGGCACGGCCGCGGCGGTGGCCAACGACGGGGCCGGTGCACTAGCCGCCGCCGCGGGAGCTGGCACGGTGACCGCCGCGGCCGTGGTCAGGGTGGGCGCGGGCGCGGACGCGAGGGCGGCCGGGGCGCCCGGGTGCGGGGCGGACGCGGACTGCACCGCCGGGCCGGGCGCGGCGGCCAGGCCCGTGGGCGCGGCGGGGGTCACGCCGATAGCGGGGACCGGCGCCGGGGCGGTCGCCTGCGCGGCGGCCACCGGGGCGGGCACGTTCGTGGCCGCCGACGTGCTCACCGTCGGGCTGGCGGCCCCGGCCAGGGCGGTGGGGATCCCCGCGGCCACCTGCGCGGCGGTGGTCAGCGACGGGGCCGGCGCCGATGCCGCGCCTGCGGGCGCGGGCGCCGGGATCCCGACGGCGGTCACCGGGGCCGGCGCCGACGCGAGGCCGGCCGGCGCCGGGGCGTTGACCGTCGTGCCCGCCGCCGTGGTCACGGCCGGGTTGACCGCGCCGGCCAGGGCTGTGGGCACCCCGGCTACCGCGCCGATGCCCGCAACCGGGCCGGGCGCGGACGCCAGCGCGCCCGCCGCCGGGGCGGCCACCGACGTGGCCGTCAGGATCGTGGGGTTAACCGCTCCCGCCAGCGCGGTGGGCACGCCCGCCGTGGCGCCGATGGCCTCGGACGGGGCCGGCGCGGTCGCCGTCGCCGCGGCAGCCGGGGCGGCCACCGAGACCGACGGCGGGGCCTGCAGCACCAGCACCCAGTCCGGCTGCCCGGCCGCGTTGTTCCCGTTGGGCCCGGAGTTGTACGTGGAGCCGGGCGTCGCGGAGCTGGTCAGCGTCGGGTTCGACGGGTCCACCCAGGTTGCGCTGTACCCCGAGACCATCTTGGTCTGGTCGATCGTGATGCTCATCGCCGCACGGCAGTAGAGCACCGCCAGCGTCCCCGCCGGGGTGATGCTCGCCGCCACGTAGCCGTTGCCGGCCCTGACGTTGAACCCCGACCCGGCCACATCGCACGTGCCGCGGGTGCCCCGCCCGGCGGTCACGAACACGTTGCCCGTGTCGGGGATCAGCTTGTGCCAGTCCGGCAGGCCGGAGAAGTAGTCCGCGATCCGCTTGACGTTGGTCGTGCACCACGACCCGTTCGGGTCGGAGGTCAGCCGGCCCGGCGCGTTGGTCGTGGCCCACATCCACAGCGCGTCCGCGTCCGCGAAGCTGGGCCCCGACGTGGACGGGAACCCCCGGCTCCCCGACGCCAGCGCCCACCAGGTGAACGTGCGGATCGCCGTCTCCACCGACGGGCCGCCGCCGCTGTCCCCGTAGAAAATCCCGTCGCCGTACAGCGCGCAGATGTGGGCGAAGGACCCGCCCTCGTTGTAGGACTGCTCGGTGCCGAAGTACGGCGCGTCGTAGGAGTAGACCCAGTTGTAGCCCGCGTGCGCGGCGCCGAACGTGCCGATCGCCGCGCCCGAGCTGAACTGGATATGGGAGTTGCAGTTGGTCTGGTACTCGATCGCCAGCGCCGCGCGGGTGTCCCCGGAGCTGGCCATCCCGGTCAGCACCGCCGACCAGAAGCTGTCGTTGCCGCCGCCCCCGTCATCGTCAAAGAACCAATGCACATGCGGGTAGGACGACTGCGGGTAGCGGGACGCCAGCGCCGCGCCGAACGCCTGGCCCTGGGTGTTGGTCGCGAACCGCCAGATCGCCCCGGTGTCGGAGAAGTCGTACGTCAGGCCCATGTTGAGGAAGCAGGCCACACCGTAGGACTTCGCCGTGGCGAACATGTCATCGATGCGGGACCAGAACGTGTTGTTCAGGCCCACGGTCTCGGCCCCGGTCGCTATCGCGCCCGGCGTGCCGTTGACCGTCAGCGGGTAGACCCCATCCCAGCTCCGCCCCCCCGACAAGGCGGAGGAGTCCACGTGCGTGGAGCCGTGCGCGGGCCCGTACCACGCGGTGTAGCCCTGCGCGGCGCGGGTGGAGAAGTACAGGTCGAAATCCTGGTGCGGGGTGCGCCCGCCCCACCGGCCGGCGTTGAACGCCAGGCCCCAGCCCTGCTCCACCACGGCCAGCCGCGGGTTGCCGTTCTGGTCGGTGAACCACGAGTTGTACCCCGACCCGCCCAGCCCGGCAATGAACAGCCGGAACGCCGGGTTGGGCGCGGACGCCTGCGCCGCGGCGGCCGGCGCGTTGACCGTCACCGACGGCGCCGGGTCCAGGGAGAACCCGCGGGTGGCGAACGGCTCCGCGGGGCCGAACACGCCCGCCATCGGCGGCAGCCAGCCCAGCGGCGGCGGGCCCGCCGGCCCGGCCACGGGCGCGGCCCCGGCCGGGCCGACCAGGACCATCAGCCCGGCGGACTGCCCCGAGTCGGTCCACGTCGGGGAGCCGCTGGTGGCGTAGTTCTGGTTGTAGGCGGCGCCGTTGTTCTGCCCGTCGGGGCTGCCGTTGGAAGTCCACCCGCCCGTGGAGACCGTGCCGGATGAGGTCTGGTTGAGGGCGTAGCCGAAGTACATGCCCGCGCCGGACAGCGCCGGCCACGTGTTCGCGCCGGCGGAGTCCAGGGTGGCCTGCGCGACGAACACCGGAGCGCCGGTATCGGAGGCGAACTCCATCCGGGCGCAGCCCTCAAAGCTGCCGGTGGTGCCCGCGCCCCAGGTGACCGTGACCGTCGCGGTGGTCGCGGACGTGACCGTGCCGCGGAACATCTGGCAGCGGGCGGTCAGGTTCGACGTGGTGACCGGCGAGCCGACCGCCACCCAGGTGGCGTGGCTGGAGGACAGGGCCGTCGCGGTCCGCGACCCGCCGGAGGAGATGACGCAGCACAGCACGTAGTTGCCGACACCGGAGGTGACCAGGCTGAACGTGCCCAGCGCGCCCGCGCCGCCGTTGCCGGTGATGCTCGAAGCGCCGGAGCCGACCGGGGTGTAGGTCACGGCAGGCTCCTACCGCGGGCGGTAACCGTGGGGGCCACCGGTCACCTCCCTGTCGCGCGTCCTGCCTCCAGTAGGTGCCCGGGCCTAGCCCCGCACCTCCGCGTAGAACCCGGTGCACGTGACCGAGGGAGTGCCGGTGGTGGAGGACAGGGTGACGCCCACGTCAAGCTGGTCGTTCTGCACCGTGTTGAGCGTGGACACCACCCGCGCCGCGGCGGTGACCGGGAACGGGCTGGTGCCCCACGCGGTCAGCGACGTGCCGTAGTTCTGCTCGCCCGTGCCCTGGATCTGCCCGGCGGTCGTGCCGATCGCGCGGATCGTGCCCTTGTACCGCAGGCTGATCGGCCAGGCCGCCGCGGAGGCGGACATGGCGTTGGCCGGGGTCGCGGCGAGCACCACGGCGGAGGCAATCGCCGCGCCCACCGCGCCCATGTAGAACCCGAGGGTCAGCGTCGGCGTGGCGGACGCGGAGGTCATCTCCAGGTCCGCCTCCAGCAGCACCTTGGCGCCGGGGATCAGCGTGTTCCCGGGGATGACCGGCGGCGGGACCGGGGTGCCGGCGGTCAGCGCCGCGGCGGTGACCGCCGTGCCCGCCGACGGGGACAGGCCCGGCGGCGGGTAGGAGTACAGGACAGCCATCGCAGGCGCCTCCCCGCTAGTGACGTTGGGTAGCTAGTTGGTCACCTTGAAAACGCCCGTACTATCCCAAACTATGGTAAATGTTCCGGCGGTCACGCCCTGCGCGGCGCCGTAGGCGTGGTAGCACAGGCCCTGGTCCGCGACGGTGCCGCCCGTGATCGTGTCGTCGTAGGTGAGGTCCCCGTACGCGTTGGCGATCGTCACGTTGCCCGCGCCGGACAGGTCGTTGGCGTCGAAGTTGACGATGCCGGTGCCCGCGGCGAACGCCTTGCCCACCGACAGCGCCCGGCCGCCGGACACCCAGTTCGTGGCGTCGGTGACCTCGTTGGCGGTGATCCACACCCCGGTGTTGAACCCGGTGGAGGCGACGGCGGCTTCCTTGTCGGGGGTGGTGGTGTTGTTGAACAGCGCCACCTTGATCGTGTCGGCGGACAGGTTGGCGAACGTGGTGGGCGCGGCGGTGGTCCACAGCCGGCCCAGCATCGGGTTCAGCAGCGCCTGCGTGAAGATCGCAGACGATGATCCGAACGTCATGGCTGCCCCTCCTGGGTGCCGGGCTCCTCATCGGGGGCCGGTGGTTGCGGGTCCGGGCCGCACCCGGCCCCGGCGCCTGCCGCGGCCGGGTACACGAACACGTGCGGCACGTCGTCGGTGTCCTCGCCCCCGGGCAGGGCCTCCGCCGGGGGGAGCCGGGAGGCGAAGCGCAGCCGGGGCGCAGGCGGGCCGCTCATCACGTCACCAGCCGGGCGGCGGCCACCGGGGCGAACACCAGCGCGTCATTGGACCCGTCGGCCCGGACCCGGTGCACGGCGGAGTAGGGGCGGCCGTCATCCCCGGTGCGCTGCTCCTCGGCGCCCAGGTAGTCCTGCCGCTCCACCGCGACGACCTTGCAGTCCATGCCCTCGGGGACCAGCGGCGCGAGAAGCCCTTTCAGCCCGCCGCACGGGTGCATCCGCACCGCGTTGGAGGGCAGCGGCCGGGTCCGGTCGTGGGTGTTGCAGTTCGGGCACGCCCAGTCCATCCAGGCGTCCAGCAGCACGGCGGCCACGGTCAGGTGCCCCGGCCGGTGCGCGGCCTGGCCTGGCCCGGTTCGGCCTTCGCGGCTGCGGCCGTGGCCTGCTGGGTTTCAGCGACCGCCCGGGTGCCGGCCCCGTGGACCCGCTCGGCCTGCTCCGCCTTGTGCGCCAGGTCGGCCGCCTCATCATCGGACCCGGCGCCCGCACCCGACGCGGCGCCGCCCCGGTCGGTGGCCTCGTTGCCGGTCTGCGCGCCCGCAGGCGGCTCTGCCTTGGCCCTGGCCTTCTTGCCCTTGCCCTCCTCGGGCGGCAGGCCGGGCGGGTGATCGGACCCGTCGTTGTGCGGGTTCGCCCCGGGGGAGTACTCCGGCTGCGACCAGCCCGGTGTCTCGTCATCGGCCATGGCGGGTGTCCTCCTGGATACTTGGGCGGCATGGAGCTGAGCAGGATCGACGGCGGGATCACCATCCGGTGGCGGCGCCGGCCCAAGCCGCCGCCGCCGTTCGAGGTCCCCGGCACCGGGATCACCGACCTGGCCGCGCACATCTACGGGCAGGCCGGCGGGCTGCACCCGGCGCTGCGCCGGTCCGCGGGCTGGGTGATGGATGACTGGTGGCTGGGCTGGGTGCAGCGGTGGGCCGGGCAGGCCGCTTATAAGCGCGGGCAGGAGGGCAGCGGGGCGGACGTGATGAACCTGACCCTGCTGGGCCTGGAGGTGCTTATCCGGCCGGACGGGGGCTGGCCGCACCTGGAGCCAGTGACACGGCTGCAGTATCGAACCCGTCAGCCCCGACCGTGATCAGGCCCCAGCCGAACCCGCCGTCCGGGTTGCGGATCTCGGCCGTGTCATAGGCGGCGGCCAGGCCCGGCCACACCCGCCACACCTGCGACCGCGGGTCGGTCGTCTCGGTGATGTCATGCAGGGCGATCAGCCCGCCCGGCGCGACCAGCGGCCCGTACATCTCCAGGTCCCGCACCACGCCCTCCGGCGAATGGTCGCCGTCGATCACCAGCACGTCGATCGTCCACAGGCAGTCGCCGTAATCGCACCGGCAGCCGTCGCAGCCGCCGCACGGGGAGGTGATCCCCGGGCGGGTGCAGGACCACCTCCCGCCGCGCAGCTCGCGGACCAGGGCGCTGCGGGTCGCCGCCTCGTGGGAGTCCCCGATGACCACGGCCGCGCCGTGATCATCCAGGTGCTCGCCGGACCCGCCGGACTCGTACGAGTTGTCCGCGAGGGTCACCCCGTACACCCACTCGGTAACCGTGCGCCACGCGTACAGCGTGCCGCCCCGGTCACAGCCGATCTCCACGATCTGCAGCTCGGGCGCCGGCGTCCGCGCCTGGACACCGCGCACCGCGGCCAGCATCTCCGCCAGCTCCCACGGGTCCTGGGACGCGCCGCAGGCCATCGCCGCGCGGATCACCGGGTCAGCTTCCCAGCCCCACCAGCCGGTCACGGGTCGGCCCATTCGATCCGGCTGCCGTACTCCGGGTGGCCGTGCACCGCCAGCATCTCCTCCACCGAACTCCACACCGAGTGCGAGCGGTGCTCGGTCAGCCACCGCAGGCACACCGTGCCGTCGGTGAACACCACGCCCTCGAACTGGGGCTCATCAGCGGGGTTGGCGTAGCCGCCCTCCACATACCCCTCCGGCGGGGACACGCGGTAGGCGGTGAAGCGCCGCATCACCCCGGCTCCGGCAGGCCCGCCCAGCGGGCGATCACATACGGCGCCTGCCGGTCCCCGGCCAGCATCGCCGTGTACGGCTTGGCCTCGTAGTCCAGGGCCTCCAGCGCCGCGATCAGCTCGCCGTGCTCGTAGTACCCGTAGATCGAGTGATCCTCAATGAACAGGACCGGGCGCAGCCGCTCCAGCGTCCCCGCCATCCCGGCCAGGGCCCGCAGGTCCGCGCCCTCCACGTCCAGCTTGATCAGGTCGATGCGGTCCTCTTCGGCCAGCACGTAGTCCAGCGGCAGCGCCTCGGCCAGCTCCGCGTCACCAAGCCGCTCCGGCTCGCCGTCCACCTCCACCGCCGGGACCTCCAGGACCCGGGTGGACCCGCCGGAGATCTTCCGGTTGTGGTCGTGCAGGCCAAGGCTGGCGGGACGGTCCCACGCGGCCAGCTCCATGACCTCCACGTTGGACACGCCGTTCAGCGTGATGTGGTAGCGCAGCGCCGCGGCCGTGGCCGGGTTCGCCTCCACCGCGATCACCCGGGCGGCCTTGGCGGCCAGGCGCAGCGACCAGCGGCCCACATGCGCGCCCACATCCAGCAGCACCCCGCCCTCGGGCAGCAGCGCCTCCAGGACCGGGCCCAGCGCCTCCTCATGGCCGACGGAGATCCAGTCGTCGGTGTGCGCTCCGCGGGCCAGCCACCGCAGCCCGTCCTGCTCCACGACCGGCAGCGGCACCGTCCCGGCAGCGGGCGGGCGGACCCGCTTGGCGCCGCACAACTGCTCCAGCATCGCCAGGACCGGCGCCCAGTCCCTGGTCATCACGGTGTCCGCGTCATACCCGAGGGCGAACCTGCGGGCCCGCGCGGCCAGCCGCTGGCGGGCGGACTTCTGCTGGCACGCCGCCCACGCCTTCTCCATCGCGCCGGCGATCGAGGGGATCAGCGGCGTCGCCCAGTTGGCCTCATCGCGGTGATGCCAGTACGGCTGGCACGCCACCTTCCACCCGGCGCCGCACAGCTCGGCCTGCGCCGAGTTGTCCCCCACGATCACCGGGATCCCGCAACTCTGCGCCTGCAGCGTGGGGATCCCGAACCCCTCCCCGTACGACGGCAGGCAGTGCACGTCGGAGCAGCCCAGCAGCGCCGCCACGTACGTGTCAGAGAACAGGCCCGCGACCTGCCCGTAGTCGTCGGAGAACTTCACCGCCCCGCCGATGCCCAGATGGGCGATCAGCGGGCGCATGTCCAGCCCGTACCCGTCGGGGGTGGCGGGCATCGAGTGGACCAGCATCATCGAGTCGGGGTGCCGCTCATGGAACCGGGCGAACGCGTGGAAGTTCTCCCCCCACGCCTTGCGCGGCGGGTCGGTGCCCTTGTTCGCCGCGACCACCGACAGGACGAACGTGGACTGGCCGATGCCGAACCGCTCCCGCCACTTCGCCCGGTCCTCCGGGCTCAGCGGCGCGAACACCTGCGTATCGACGCCGTGCGGCACATACGACGGGGCGAACCCGGCCTTGCGCATCATCGCCTCGCCGTGCCGCGAAAACGCGACCGGGTGCGCGCCTGAGAGCCGGTAGAACAGCCGGTCGCCCTTGGACATCGGGTCGCAGTGCACCGGGGACCACCCCGCGGTGGCCAGGCCCATGACCGCCTCCGGGCCGATCGCCCACGCGTCGTAGTGGACGATGACCAGGCCCGGCTCCCGGCCGAAATGGCGGCGGGCGTGCGGTTCGAGAATGTCCGCCGAGTACGCCCCGAGGCCGGCGGGCAGCAGCGGGATGCCGTCCCACTCCGAGGGGAACCCCGACATGCCGGTCATGCACGAGATAGCGATGTCGTGCCCGGCCTTGGCGAACCGCGGGGCGAACAGGGCGGTCTGGTTGCCGTACCCGGTGTTGGACATCGGCGCCGGCGCGTTACTGCGGTAAGTGCCACAAGATCTTCATGGCGCGGCATCACCTCCTCCCGGCCGGCCCGGGAGGGCGGCCGTCCTGGCTGGATGGACGGGGGGTGCAGGGCCCTGCCGGGCCCGGCCCGGGAGTGGGTGGGCCGGGGACCGGCAGGAGATCAGGGCCAGCGGGCTACACTGGCGAGTGTGAAACGGATAGAGCTGTCCGGGCGGAAGGCCGCCGGACGGGCTGCCCTTGTCGATGACGCCGACTACGAGCTAGTGCGCGGGTACACGTGGTACGTGCTTGACGTGCCGCGCACAGGAGGCCGCACCGTGAGCTATGCGCTCGCCCGTGTGGGCAGGCGCCCTGACCGCTCCACCATCTACATGCACGCACTGATCGCCGGCGCCCGGCCCGACCACGCGAACGGGGACGGGCTGGATAACCGACGGGAGAACCTGCGGCCGGCCACCCGGCGGCAGAACGGCCGCAATAGCCGGCCTCGTGCGGACCTGACTAAGACCAGTCAGTACAAGGGTGTCTGCTGGGACAAGCGGGCCGGCAAGTGGCGGGTCCAGATTGGGGACCATGGCCGCCGCCGACATGTCGGTCACTTCACCGATGAGGTGGAAGCGGCCAGGGCTTACGACGCCGCCGCGCATGAGCTGTACGGCGAGTTTGCCTGGCCGAACTTCCCCTCTAGCTAAGCCGTCCCTCCTGTGGTCCAGCGGAAGGCGTTGGCGGTGGCCACGTCGCTTCCCACTCGCCAATAGTAGAACCACCCCTGGTTGCCGGTCGGCATGTTCGCCGTGCCGGCGCCCTTCAGGAGCGGGTCAAACAGCATGGTGCTGCCGATCCGGTCCACCACATAGAACTTGGACCAGTCACCGAACACGCCCGACGCGGCGGCCAGGGCCGTGCCCGTGCCGGGGGTCTGGGTCAGCGACGGCGATTCGCGCAGCGGCTTGTCGAGCAGGTTCGGCGGCTGGCCCTGGGTCAGGTTGGCCAGGAACGCGCCGCCGCCGTACTGGTCGATCTGCCGGATCCGGTTGATGTTGGTGATGTTCATCACCCAGCCGACATCGGCGCCGAGCCGGAACCGCGGCCCCAGCGCGCCGTTGAGCGCGTAAACGTCGGCCAGGCCGCCGCCGTTGGCGCCGCCCGCCGTGCCGGTGAACGCCGGCACGCCGGACCCGCCGGCCAGCACCCGCTGGGCCGTGCCCATCGCGGTGATGATGCCCCTGGGCTGCCCGGCGTTGCCGGTGCCGCCCGTGCCGCGGGCGAACGCGGTCTCCTCCAGGATGTCCTTGGCATCGGCCAGCAGCCGCGGGAGCTGGTCAGCGAAGTTCGTGTCCGAGTTGGCCTCGAACGAGCTGATCACCCACGCGGCGGCCTTCTTGGGGAAGATCTGGATCTGCCCGGTGGTCGGCGTGTTGTCGGTGGCCTGGCCGCCTTCATCGAGCCAGCCCATCTGCACGCCGGCGGAGTTGACGCCCTGCCACGCGTTGGACGTGGTGGTCTTGACCTCGCCCATCGCCCGGTAGGGGTTGGTGGACCCGTCCGATGTGATCACGATGGTCGGGTCCAGCACGTAAGGCAAGAGGAACCCTCCTGATGCGGTGCCCAGGGTCAGGGACCGCTGGGCCATGCGCAGGCCCTCGCCCATCGGGTCGTTCAGGTAGGCGCGGAACGCCTCCACGTACTCGTCATGGCCGGTCAGCAGCGCGTGCCGGGCGATCAGCGGGTCACTGGAGAACTTGCGGGTCGCCTCCTCCGCGCGCTCGGTCAGCAGCAGGCCCCGCTTGTGGTGCAGCTCGGCCACGGCCATCGACCGGGCGACCATCTCCGAGCCGCGCACCAGGCCGTCGCGCACCTTGTCCAGGTCCACGAACGGGTCCATCGACCGCATGAACTCCGGCGCCTGGCCGCCGAACATCCGGCCGCGGTGGACCGCGGGCCCGCCGCCGTTGTACCCGTCGTCATCGTCGGCGTCGGCGGACTTCTGGATCAGGCGGATCTTCTCCATCCGCGCGATGACCGGCGCCTTCTGCCGCTCCAGGCTCTCGTACTCGTCGATCAGCGTGTCGCGGATGTCCCCGCCGCCGTCCTCAGTGACGGTCGGGTCCGCGTCCATGTCGGCCAGCTCGCTGCGGATGGCGTTCTGGCGCTCCAGCATTTCGGCAAGCCTCACGGCCGTGCCCCTTTCGCTAGTCCCTGTCCGGGAGGGTGATGCCTGCGCGCTCCAGCGCCTCCTGGGTGCGGAGCCGGTACAGGCGGTTACCGGTGGACCGGGAGGCGTCCCCATCTTCGGGTGGGTCGCCGGGGCCGTCGCCGTAGCCGGCGGGGGCCGCGCCATCCTCGGTGTCCCCCCAGCCGGCCTCCGTGTGGAGACCGCCGGGAAGCTGCATCCTGACGCCCAGCACTTCGGCGCCGCTGTAGGCGGCGAACGGCGTCAGTCCGTACTCACGCAAGCCCAGGGCCAGCCGCTCCACGACCGGCAGGGCGCCGCCGGCGACGCGGCGGTAACGGTCGCCGGGGCCGCGCAGCATCGGGTTGGAGCGGATGATCCCGCCCGTGAAGCTCTGGGACCGCAGCGCGCCCATCTCCACCAGGGCCAGCAGCTCATCGCCCAGCGGGGTCGGCGCGTACTCGGTGCGGGTCAGCAGGCCCTTGCCCTCGGACCCGATGTGCAGCGGCAGGCCCGCCGGGAGGGAGAACCGCTCGGCGGGCGTGCCGTGCACGGTCATCCCGTGGTTGTACAGGCACGTCGCCCGCCAGTACCCGCCGTTGGCCTGCGGGTGGATCACCCGCAGCGTGTCGTCGAACGCGGCGCGGTTGATCTCCTCCTCATAATGGCCCTGGTGGTCGCGGATCTCCGCCCGCTGGCCGTACACCGCGGCGTAGGCTTCCACGACCCGGCCGGACGCGTACTCGCGGCCCTCGGCCGCGCGCATGATCCGGCACTCCTCCAGCGGCCAGTACCGGAACAGCTCGCCCCACACCCCGCCGGCGCGGCTGGCCGCGGCGGGCGCGGCCTTCTTGCGGGCTGCCGCGGCCAGGGCGCCGAACCTGGCCTTGCCGAACTTCTTGCGGCCGATCTTCGCGGCCAGGGCGCCGGGGTCGTCAATGCCCTTGGCGGACAGCTTGGCTTTGAGCGCGGCGAACCGGGCCCCGCTGCCCAGCTTCGCCAGGCGGCTGGCCTCCTCCGGCGCGGCCCAGTCCGCGAAATCCGGGTCGTCGGCCGCGGCGGCGTCCAGGTCGGCCAGGGTCAGGCCGGTCAGGTCGGGCAGGTCATCCAGGGATCCGTCCCACGTCGGGTCCAGGACCGGCTCAGTGCTGCTGCTCATGGGTGCGCTCCTTGATGCCTTGGCCTCGGCCTGCAGCTTTTTCATCTCGGCCAGGGCCGCTGCGGCCTTGGCTTGCGTGTCGGCGCTGACCCGGTTGCCCTTGCCGTCGTGGCCGGCGGCGAAGTTGCGCAGGATCCCCCACGCCAGCGAGTGCGCCTGGGCCTCGGGGTGGCCGGACTCCATCAGGTCGTTGCGGATGTGCTGGAAGTAGGCGGGGTACTGCTTGCCCTTCATCCCCCACACGCCCCCGCCGGGCTTGCCGATCGGCTCATGGGTGAGCGCACGGCGGGCACCGCCGGTCAGGTGCTCGTGCAGGGCGCGGATCTGGCGGGCCGTCTCCGGGTCGCGGACCTTATCCAGCGCGGCCTTGAGGTGGTTCACCGCCGTCTCGTGGTCGCCCCGGTTCAGCGCCTCGTAGGAGGCAGCCACGTGCATGGCCACGTCCGGGTGCTCGGCGGCGGGCCCGCGGACCCACCCGTGTGAGTACCCCTTGGGCCCGACCCGGGCCAGCAGCACCGCCGCCCGGCGGGTGTAATCGGTGACCGCGCCTGACCCGGTTACCGGGCCGGCTCCCAGCGGCAGCCGGTTCGCCGCCCGGTACTTCTCGATCCGCGCCTGGCGGACCCGCCGCGCCGCGGCGAGGCGGGCGTCCCGTTCCGGGCCCGCGGGCTGGCGCTCCAGGTCGCTGATCGCCGCCAGCAGCGCCTTGTCGTCGTGGCCGGAGTAGTGGGCGACGTGCTGCTCCACGCCCGCCGCCTGGGGCGGGCGCCCGCCGCCGCCCTTGCCCGCGAACTCGCCCTTGCGGTCGCGCGGGTGCAGCGCCTCACGCCAGCCGCGGGTCACGTCGCGCACGCTGGCCAGGCCAGCCAGGCGCTCATCCACAGGGACCTCCACAGGCTGTGCGCAGTCCCCTGCGCGGGGACGCCCAGATCGCCCCTCACGGCCGCTGCGGCCGGGGGCTGGAATGACACGCGGAGATGCTGGCGGCCCGCGTGGCGCCAGCGTGGCCTCAGCGCGGGCCGGTTACGGGGGGACGGTCAGCCGCCGGGCAGCGGGCCCGGCGTCTCGTGCGGGCGGACCGCCGCCACCGGCACCCGCTCGCCTTTGCCGGCCTCCACCACGCCGCCGCCCAGGTAGGTGCCGTGCACGTGGCTGCCGCTGCCGCCGCCGCGGCGCTGGCCCGTCACCTGCTGGCCGTGCAGGTGCCCGGCCAGGCCCACGCCGGCGGAGACCCACCGGCCGTCGGACCGCTGCGCCTCGCCCTGCGCCGAGTAGTCGCCCGTGGCGAGCATCTGCCGGGCGCCGGCCTCCAGGCCCGGCATGATCTCATCCAGCAGGCCCGGGTCCGCGCCCGCATCTTCCAGGGCCTTGCGGACAAGCTGCGCGGCGGTGGCGAGCGCCTTCTCGTTGCTGACCGCGCCCATGTCACGCCGCCTTCCGCGCCAGGTCCAGGATCCCCTGCAGGCCCAGCGGGCCCAGCGTCGCGGCGATCTCCGCGCCGGGGCCCATTTCGTACTTGGTGGCCAGCAGCAGGCCGATGCCGGTCAGCGCCAGCATCAGGAAGTGGTGCAGCGCCTTGCGGATCCGCGCCTTGCGTTCCGCGCTGCCGTGTGCGGCTTCCAGCTCCTGCTGCACGCCGCGCATCTCGGCGGTGATCTTCGCCATCTCCGCGCGGTGCTCGGCGTCCATCGCGGTCATCCGCGCCGACAGGGCCTGCTCGGCGTCCGCCGTCGCCTGCGCCAGCGCCTCGGCCTGCCTGGCCTCCACCGCGGCCCCCGGCGGCGCGGCCGTGGCCGTCTTGGCGCCGCCGCCGGGCTTGCGGGCGAACTTCCCCGCGTTGTCCCGCGGGTGCAGCCGCTCCTCGAACCCCGCGGCGCGGGCCAGCTCGGCGCGGACCGTCTCGCCCAGCAGCTCGTACTCCGCCTCGCCCCAGTCCAGGCCAGCATGAACCGACATCGGGGGATCCTCCTCGCTCAGGCGGCTTTGCGGACCTTGCCCGGCTCCGCGGCCAGGGTCCCCTCGTTCTCGGTGTCGATCCAGATCCTGCCGTTCTTGTGGCCGACCACCGTTCCGGTCACCGGGTGCGGGGTGTCGCTGTTGATCGTGTACACGTCGGTGGTCACCTGCGTGCCCAGCGGGAACGCCTTGGCCGCGGCGGCCTCCCGCTCGGCCCGGGTCGGCTTAGGCGCGGCCGGCGGCTCCGGCTCGGGCGCCGGCGGCGGGCTGCCCGGGGGGCCGCTTGCCACCATCTCGCGCGTGTAGGCGCCGTACCGCCGGCGCCCCTCGCCCGGCTGCGACCAGTTGCCCTGCGGGTCCACCGCGAAATGGTCCTGGTAGGTCATCGGCCGCTTCCCGGTGACGGTCCACGTGTTGCCGCTCTGGGTGACGAAATGCGGCTGCTGGGTCGCCGCGGCCCGCGCCTCCGCGTTGGCGGTC